CGGCTTTAAGTCAAGGAAAAACGAAAAAAGTTTACAAATAAAAACAGCCCCGGACTCAACATCCGGGACTGAATAAAATCTGTTAGTCTCTCTCTTTTTCGAACGAGATAACTTTTCCGCTCTTTGCGTTTATCTTGTACTCATACTCGAATCCGCCGCATTTGAATTCAACATCGTAGTGCGCGGTGAGCGAGTCGGTGTCAAGCTCGGTTTCGAGCTCCGTGACCTGAGCCTCGGTGAGACTCGCATGGTCGAGTGCGGCTTTCTTCGCGGCATCCGCAGAGATATATTTCGAGGGGTCGGCGGGCTTGGAATCGTCAAGCTCGCGGTCGAAGTCGATTATTCTGCCGTTCTTCGCGTTGACCTCGACTTCGTACTCGTATCCGCCCGAGACAAATTCTATATCATAGTGCGGGGTGCGGTCGTCAATATCAAGCTCAGCCTTGGTGAAAGTGACCTTCGATGCGTCGAGGGAAGCTCTTTTGAGCGCGGCGGCCTTTGCCTCCTCAACGGAGATGAACTTTGATGTGTCAACTGAGGGCTTCTTATCCTCGCGCTCGCGGTCGAACTCGAGAATCTTTCCGCTCTTTGCGTCTATCTCGAACTCATATTCATATCCGCCCGAGACAAATTCTATATCATAATGCGGGGTGCGGTCGTCCGCGTCAAGCTCAGCTTTCTTGAAAGTGACCTTTGATGCGTCAAGGGAAACTTTCTTGAGGGCTATTGCCTTCGCCTCGTCGATGCTGATATAGCCTGAGACATCGGGCTGGGGCTTTGAGGGCTTCGAGGGGTCAGCGGGCTCGACTTCTTTTTTGAGAATGCTGCCGTCCGTTACCGCTATCTCGTAGTCGTATTCGTTCGCCCCGGCGATGAACTCGATATCGTAGTGGGCGACAAGATCGTCGCTGTCGAGCTTCGCTTCGGTGAACTTCGCGTCGGCTCTTGCAACGCCCGCATCGGCGACTGCAATGTCTATCGCGGCGTCAAGGCTTATCTTCACTTCCTGCTGGATCTGTCCGGAGTTGCCCGAGCCCGTGTCGGGCTTATCCTGCGGCGGCGCGAACGCAGAGAAGATAGCCATAATGACTGACATGAGCGCGACTCCGATGGATTTGAAAATACTTGCAAACATAGTATCTGTCCTTTCTTATCGGGATCGTGTCCCTTAGTACACCCATATAATAACCCGCGAAAATTAAAGAAAGATTAGAGCGCAAAAATTTTTCGGAAAGTTTGAAGTCCGTAAAACAGTGTGCTGTGATGTTGATAAATTGGGATTTGTCCATCCCCGATGTCAAACAATATAAAACAACAAAACCGGCCGCAGAAAATCTACTGCAACCGGTTCATTTGTTTATGCTGTTATACCGCCGTCAAAAGGTTACGGTGAACTCGCTTCCCTCGCCGTAAACGGAGGATGCGGAGACTTCTCCGCCGTGGAGCGCCGCTATCTGGCTGACGAGCGAGAGTCCCAAGCCGAATCCGCTTTCGCGGCTGCGGGATTCGTCCGCGCGGTAGAATCTGCCCCATATCTTCGGCAGATCCTCTTCTTTTATCCCTATTCCGTCATCCTTCACCGAGAGCACGATGCCGCTGTCCTTTTTGAGTCTGACTTCGATGTGCCCGCCGTCTCTGCCGTATTTGACGGCGTTCGAGAGCAGATTTTCGAGCATCAGCGATATCAGTTGCGCCTGCGCGGGGATTATAATATTGTCTTCGATGTCCGCAGTGAGCGTGATGTTCTTCGCGGGGACAAAATCGGCGCATGTTTTTTTGACGAGTTCGCTTAAGTCGGTGTCCTCGAGCTTGTAGCGCTTGTCGCCCTGCTCGGTGCGCGAGAGCGTCAGCAGAGCCGTGACGAGCTTCGTCATCTTGTCCGTCTGCTCGTCTATCGACGAGAGCGCTTCGAGCATATCTTCTTCGCTCGCGTTGTCGGACAGCGCGTATTCGCATTCCGCCTTTATCACGGCGAGCGGTGTGCGCAGCTCGTGCGAGGCGTCGGAGGTGAACTGCTTTTCATTTTCGAACGAGGTCTGGAGCCTTGCGAGCATGTCGTTGAAGGTCTCGGCGAGCGTGTATATTTCGCCCGCACTTTTCTCCATTTCTATGCGCTTCGAGAGGTCGGTACCGTCGGTTATCTCATGTGCCGAGCGGCAGATATTCTCAACCGGCTTCATCGTTTTGCGCGATATTAAATACGCCCCGACGGCGGCGATAATAATAAACGCCGGGAGAATGTATATGACCGTCATGGTTATTGCGTCGAACGCGCTCTTGGCGGCGTCGGCGTTGATGAATCCGCGTACCCAGACCGGGGGATAGGTCGAGTTACTGCATATGAATTCAACTTTGAAAACCGTCCTGTCCGCGTTTGCTGGCAGTTCAACGCTCAGCGAGCTGACTTCGTCGCGGGTCAGACCCGCGTGCTCGAGCGCGATATCAATCGCCTTTTCGCTGTTTATTCCGTCCCTGAACTCGGTGCTTTTGTAGACGGGGTCGCTGAGCCCGGACATCGCGGTGTCCGCCTCGTATTTGATTATCTTCCCAGAAAAGGCGTCGATTTCGTATTCGTATTTGTTGAAATCGAGACGGGTGTCGTAATAATAATATTTGTTTCCGTCTGTCTCGAATGTTCCGACCACGCCGTTCTTGCGATTCTCGCTGTTTATCAGCGCAGCGGGGGACTCGCCGTCGATATATCTGCCGCTTGAGTCAAAGACATTGCAGTAGACCTCGTCGACGAAGAAGGCAAAATCGTTCTCGATTTCGAGAATGCCGTTCTTGTATTCTATCTCGTCAACATTGCGCTCGACCGTGCTTATCAGTTCATTTTGCAGGCGCGAATCGGCAATCTGCGAGCCTGTTATCAGTATTCCTCCGATGCCGAGGGAGCTGACAACGGCGATGAGCAGCGTTATCCACACCGTTATCCGAAGCTTGAACGAAGAGCGGCGGCGCGCGGGTCTTGTTTTTTTATTTGATGACATAGCCTGCACCCCTCACGGTGTGAATGAGTTTGATATCCTCGCCCTCGTCGATCTTCTTGCGCAGATACCTGATATATACGTCGACAACATTCGTGCCACCCTCGTAGTCGTAGTTCCAAATGTGATCCTCAATTTTCTCGCGGCTGAGTACAACGCCCTTGTTCATCACAAGATATTGCAGCAGCTCATATTCCTTTGCCGAGAGCGATATCTCCCTGCCCGCGCGTTCAACGCGCCTCGCTGCCGTGTCGACTGTCAGGTCGCCGACGGAAATTATACCCGTCTTTTCTCCGTATTTTTTGCGCGTCATGACGCGCAGTCTCGCCGAGAGCTCGTCGAACGAAAACGGCTTTATCAGATAGTCGTCGGCACCGATGTCGAGCCCCGTGACCCTGTCTTCGATGCTGTCGCGCGCCGTCAGGAACAGCACCGGCGTGTCGATGCCGTGCGCCCTTATCTTTTTGACAAGCTCGAACCCGTTCATTATCGGCATCATGACATCGAACACCGCCGCGTCATAGTCGGTCGATGTTATCAGATCATATGCCTCGCCGCCGTCAAAACAGCTGTCTACGCTGTAGCCGGCAGCCTTGAGCTGCTTTGTGATTATCCTGTTGAGACTCTTCTCGTCCTCGGCAAGCAGAATACGCATTGGATCACCCTCCGGTATAATTATACAGATTTTATCATAGCGTGTAAAGATTAAACGAAGATTAGGAAATCGGGCGTGGGTATAAAAATAACACGAACACTGCAAAAGCAGTATTCGTGTCATTGGTGGAGACGAAGAGGATCGCTCGGCGCACTGCCGTGCGCCGACACGCACGCGGACTTTCCGACCGTCCACCGGACGCTCGGAATTCTGCTTCGCAGAACCATCCTGTTCGATCCTCTTCTAAAAAAATAACACGAACACTGCAAAAGCAGTATTCGTGTTACTGGTGGAGACGAAGAGAACTTATTCGAACACTTGCACTCTGCTGCAGATGCGGCGCTTTCGATGGATTCGACCGTGTTTTCTGCGTTTTTCGTGCTGTCGGTGCTGTAATTGTAGGTTATCGTGATCTTGTCGTCATATAAAATGACCTTGTGAACAAAGGTGTCGATGATTTTACGCTGGTATTCCTTGTCGTCGACATTGCCGCCGCGAAACTTTTCAAGAAAAAAGATTACCTGCTCGCGTTCGATTGTGGGGCGGGCGACCTTTTCTTTGATGATTTCCGTCTCGAGGTCGCGCTTGGTATCCTCAAGCTCTTCCAGCCGGGAGCGGGTGGTCTCGGTGATTATGCCGGCTTCTATGGCGCGCATGATATTTGCGATTGCTTTGTTGGTGTCTTTGAGCTGCGATTCGAAATAGCGAAGCATCGATTTGTCGTCGTGCTCTGATTTTTGAATTTCGACCACTTTGTTGGCGATGTAATCTATAACATCATCACGCAGGACATAAGCGGCAGTCAGGGCGGTGACTTCGCGTTCAAGGGCTTCTTTCGGGACGGATTTCTTGCGACATTTGCTTGATTTAGTCTTTTTGGCGCGGCAGGTGTAATAATACCACCTTGCGCCGTTCTTTCCGGTGCCGCAGTCTCCAATCATCGTGGATTTACAATTGCCGCATATAAGCTTTGATGTCAGCAGAAAGTCAACGTCGCCGCGCCGAGCGGCAGGAGCGTGCTTGTTTGCTTCGAGCCGCTTTTGCACGCGGTCAAACAAATCATTGTCGATAATCTGCGGAACGCCCCCCGGCACGACAATATCGTGCCAGTGATATTCGCCGATGTACACGCGATTTCGGAGAATGCGCGAAATGCCGTAGTGCGTGTATTCTTTGCCGCGCATGGTCTTGATGTTGCTCTGCTGCAGATATCGCAGAATGTCCGCTATCTTCTTGCCGCCGTCGTACATTTCAAAAATCGTTCGCACGACGACCGCACCATCGGGGTCGATGCGATATTTGTGATCCGCATCGACGGTATATCCGGTCGAGAGACCGGAGCCGTTGAACTGGCATTTGAGCGCGCTTTCCCGCATTCCGCGTTTTATGTTTTGCGAGAGGTTCGCGGAATAATATTCGGCGAGACCTTCGAGCACGCTTTCGAGGATGATTCCCTCTGGACCGTCGGGAATGTGTTCCTTTGCCGAAAGCACCCGGACGCCATTCATCCGCAATACCGCTTTGTTTTTTGCGATTTCTTCGCGGTTCCGCCCGAAACGGTCTATTTTCCAAACGACGACGGTTGAAAAGCCATGTCGCGAGCTGTCTCGGAGCATCTTTTGAAAATCAGCGCGGTTATCGTTTCGCCCGGTCTGCTTGCGGTCTATATATGTTCCGACGATGCGCAGGTCATTATCCTCACAAAATCTGGTGCATTCGTGGATTTGTCCTTCGATTGATTGATCCGTTTGATTTGGTCCCGGGCTATACCGGGCATATATCACTGCATTTGTCATACTCTCTCCGCTTTCTTACTTTTCTGTGGCACTCTCTCGCTCGTTCCTGTTCTCACGGGAGCGGGCTTTTTTATTTATTTTACACATCGGTGCTGATAGGAACCGATATTTTTCTTTAAAGTTTCTATTGACAACCTCAAAAAATGAGTCTACAATATAAATCGAACAAAAGTTCGAGAAAGGAGCCCCGCGAGATGAACAAAGAAGACTTCGCAGAAAAATTAAGTAAACTCTCAGACGAAAATCTTACTTATCTTTTTCTTGCTGCGCAAGCATTGATTCAAGAAGAGTTTCAAGCAAAGCTTGGTTGCGAGGGCTCAACTTTTCATACATTTCGATAAGACCCCGTGTTTTTGCCCCTGCAGAAGCGGGGGTGCTTTTTTTTTCATCACCATTTATATAATCCAAAGAAACTCCAAAGAAATCAGCAAAAATTAGGACAAAACTCATACCGGCTTCTTGTGTTCCATTTTCCCATTTGCTTATTGTTGTTCTGTTAATGGCGGTCCCATATTTTGAGTTAACTGTATCGACAAGCTCTTGCTGTGTAAGTCCCTTTGCCTTTCTTAATTCTTTAAGTTTCTTTCCAAAAATGTGAGTCATTTATACCACCTCAAAAATATGATATCATGCATTTACCGCAAAAGCAACATTTTAATGAAAAAAACTTCCAAAAAGTGTTGACAACGGTACAAAACAGTGCTATTCTAAATGTACCGAAAGCGGTACAAAAGGAGGTGGAGAAATGAAAAGGAACAGACCGAAAAAGCATCCGGAATACTATGCCATCCCTGCATACCAAAGGTTAGCACGTCTATCCGATGAGGATGTGGCAAAGTATTTAGGCGTGACTGTGCGAACCTATAAGGACAAAATAAACGGATATAGCGATTTTTCAAACGCGCAAGGTGAGATGCTTTCGCGCCTTTTAAATCAGCCGCAGAAAAATCTTTTTTTAACTTAAAATGTACCGAATTAGGTACAAGTGCGGGCTTTGTAAATGAAAGAGAGGTGGGACTATGACAAAGTTTGAGAAACGAGTAAAAAAAGCTTTTGCGCATATGACGGCAATCATATACGCAAAAACTCATCGAATCGAAACCGTTACGCTTACACAGCCGGCGTACTGCCGCGGAAATAGCAACTGCGGCAGAGACCGGCGTGGGTTGTGGCATTGTAACTGTCTTAACCAAAGTAAGCAAGAGCCCCGAAAACAGCAGCAACAATAGAGGCTATTGTTGCTGCAACGGAAACGACTACAGTAACGACGAAGCGAATCCGATCTGTTTTCTCTTTTGAGGCAGGTGTCTCGACCAGCTGATGAATCTCATCGACACCGGGAAGATAATACCGCTTATATGACAAGTCAATCACCCCCTTTCAAGAGAAAGTATATCACACAAAAAGAAATAAAACAACGAGAAAGGAGTTCTTGCGATGTCTCAAACGGCAGAACTCGACCTGTCGGCGGTGCCTGACAGCGAGATGACGCATTTAGCCCGGTCAACGCTTCGCGCGGTAGAACGGTATTTTGAAATCCCGGGCGTCAGAGAAGAATATGAGCTGTGGCTCAAGAAAAGAAAGACGGCTTAAAGAAGAAAAAGAAAGGAAGAAAAGAAAATGATTAAAAGCTTAAAAGAAGCTCGCAATGCCCAGATCCACTATTTAAAAAGTGGCGATATCGACGAAGTGGCAGCGATGTCCGAATTGTTGAGCGTAATGCTCGCGCAGGAGATTTTAAATGCTTTCGGCGGAATCGGAACAACGGACATGTGTGTAATTGTGGCAGCCTGCAAACTGGCAATATCAGTTGTTGAGGATTCCGCCGAAAAAGCCGGGCTTACCGCTGAAGAAGTGCTTGGCGTGGCGGACAACCTTGCTACTTTGGCAAACCGGCACACCACAAGGCTGACTATTGTCAAGCCGATGCACAAGGGGGCTGGCAATGATGACTAAAGACTTGCTTATTATCGTCGCGGTCGTCGCGCTGGTGGCGATTATGGTTCTCGCGGCGTTGCCGGAGATAACAAGCGCGATGCCGGATGTTTACTATGTCGAGCCGACCGAGCCGGAAGTAGCGACGGAAGCAGAGCCGGAAACGGTTTTGCAGTCAACTGCAAGCGTCAGATACGCCCTGACCGCCGCCGAGCGCGATGAGGTTGAGCGGGTAGTCATGGCAGAGGCGGGAGCCGAGCCGTACATAGGTCAAATGGCCGTCGCGCAGTGCATCCTAAACGCCTGCGAGCAGGAAAACGCGCGCCCCGCCGAGATCGTCAAACGATACGGCTACACCGACAAGCGCCCCGAGCCGAGCTACAAAGTCAAGAGCGCGGTCTCCGATGTCTTTGACGACGGCGATGTAGCGACGGATGCCGAGATACTGTATTTCTACGCGCCGGAGCTGTGCCAAAGCATATGGCACGAGTCGCAGACCTATGTCTGCACCATCGGCGGACATAGATTCTTTGAGGAGGCAGGAAAATGATTGATAATAAAGACTTTATTGCGGCAATCCACAAGATATCAAAGCAGGCTGAATCTCTCGCCTGCCACAGCTGCGCAATTATCCGCGCCGCGAGGAAACGGCTTGAAGAGCCGGCCGCGTCGCCGTGGATAAGCGTCGATGACAGGCTCCCGGAAGATTGCCAGGTGGTATTAGTAATTGCAAACGGCAGACCACGAGAGCATGTGAGTTTAGTTAATTCCTACGAAATCGCAACATTTTTTATCGATGAAGGTTGGTATTTGGACGAATTTCCGGATTGGGAACAGCCGCAGGTGACATTCTGGATGCCTTTACCGGATTTACCAAGGGAAGCAGAACCGGGGCTTTATCACAAGTATCGCGTATATGACAACGAAAGCGGTGCGTCAATTGACGGATGCTTTGTGCTGCGTCCCGACAAAGATTTTGCGGCACGAGATGCGTTGCGCACATATGCAGCAGCGACAAGCAATGTGGTTCTTTCAAAAGACATAATAAAATTTCTTAAAAGTTTAAATCCGGAGGTATAACCATGGCATTAAAGTTTGCAATTCAGACGGTTTTTGAAATCGCCGTCGTTGTACTTATCATCTACGGCTTTATCCGTGAGGACAAGCTAATCGCCTTTGAAGACAGAGTCAGAGCAAAGAGGAGCGGGCGCGATGCAGGCACTCGAAAAGACCGCTGACGCGCCGGGGAGCGGGCAAAAATGGCGCAGGAAAAAGGTCTGTAAAAGCTGCCATTGGCTGCGGAAAATTGACTGTGCGGGCGACGGCTGGGACGGAAAGTGCTGTGCCTATACCTACATCACCGACCGATTCCGCGAGATCCCCGCGACAAACGATTGCTGCGCATATTATCTCAAAAAGAAAGGAGCAAAAATATGATGAAAGAGAATCATATCTTAATGCACGCCGATGTGCTTGATGCAGTGCTTGCCGACTATAGCGGCCGATTCGTCAGCCGCCGGGATTATAACGACGGCAAGACTTACGGCTATGTAACAAACCTTAAAAATCAGAACATGGCTATCGAGTATACGCACTACAAAAATCAGCTCGGCGAGCGTCATGCGCTGTCCGACAACGAGCGTTTTGACTTTGACAACCAGATGATTAAAAAATACATACCTCAAATGGCAGAGCGGGTCGAGGAAATCGAGCGCGAGGAGGGCTCTGCGCTGCGCTTGCCGATATCCGTGCCGGTGTCGATATATTTTGACAGAAGCCGCCGTGGCACGGACGAAAACAGCCGCCCGAGTGAATTTTTGATAATCATTGAAGAAAAAGGAAAAAGCCGTAAGCACATCTGGAAAGCCGACGGACGTGAGGCTGTCGTGGCTTATCTTGACGAATATGCGAAAAATGTGTTGCCGAGGCTTGACAGATATGAAAAAGGACGCCCTGCGGTAACAGGACGCCCAAAGGATGTTGAAACAACACCAAACACCGTCAATAGTATAACACCGCCGCCGGAAAATGTCAACGGGGGCGCGATATGAAAATACGATCTTACAGATGCCCGAAATGCGGGCGTGAATATAACTTTGCCGACGGCAACAAAACAAGGCTCTGCCGCGTCTGCGGGTGCGAACTGGACAGCCTGACCGTCTACTCGACGGATGACGGCAGCACGGCCAGCGACCAAACGGCCGAGACCAAGCGAGAGAACCGCGAGGCCGAGGAGCAGGAAGCACTTTTTTTGTGGGCGGAGTACCAATCCGCCGCACAGCCGGAGCTGCGGCTTTTATATCATATTCCCAACGAGGGCAAGCGTAGTGTCTCATACGGTGCCGCGCTCCGGAGACAGGGAATGAAGAGGGGCGTGCCCGACCTCTGCCTGCCGGTCGCCCGGGGGAGATACCACGGCTTATATATCGAGATGAAAGCCGGCCGAAACAAGCCGACGGTCGACCAGCAATGGTGGCTTGAAGCGCTTGAACGACAGGGTTTCCGCGCTGTGTGGTGCTCCGGGTGGGAGCAGGCAAAGGAAGAAATATCGGAATATTTAATTTTAAAGGAGATAGAAAAATCATGATTACAAACATCGAGGTAACAAAGCTTTTGCAGCACCCGGACAACCCGAGGAAAAATATCGGCGACGTCACGGAGTTGGCGGAATCTATTAAGGCGCGCGGTATCCTGCAGAACCTGACGGTCGTTCCGGCCGAAAACGGCATGTATACCGTTATCATCGGGCACAGACGACTCGCGGCCGCGAAGCAGGCGGGGTTGACAGAAGTTCCCTGCGCCGTGGTTGATATGGACTATAAAACGCAGCTGTCTACGATGCTGCTTGAAAATATGCAGCGATCTGATTTGACGGTCTACGAGCAGGCACAGGGTATGCAGATGATGTTTAACCTCGGCGTGCCGGTTGCCGAGATTGTCGAAAAGACCGGGTTTGCCGAAACAACCGTGCGCAAGCGCTTGAAGATAGCGACTTTGCCGACAGAGCAGATGCAGCAGGCGGTGGAGCGCGGCGGAAAGCTTGAGGACTATGTCCGGATAGCGGACATAAAAGACGAAAAAGAGCGCCGCGAACTGCTGAAAGTAATCGGAACACGCGATTTTGAGTTTAGCCTTTCTCGCGCGAAGAGGCGACAAATTGAAGCCGAGAAAACGCCGCTTGTCAAAGCCGAGCTAAAGTCAATCGGCGCGAAAGCCGTAAAAGGCCAAATCTACAGCACCGCCTACGAGCGGGTCAAACAGTGTGCGATTACAGACTGGAAAGAGGGAACCTTTAAAAAGCCCAAAAACAAAGAAGAGCTTTTTTGGGAAATATCATATGGCACGGCGTACCTTATGCGCAAAAAGGCCAAAGTACCAAAGAAGAAAGAGAAAAAATCAGAATGCGAACAGCGCATAGACAGTGCCAACCGTGAGCTCAAGCGTTTGACGGAAACGGCGTATGAGTGCCGCGTAAACTTTATCAGAAGTTTTACCGCGGTTGAAAAATATAAAGAAACAATCATCAAGTGGCTTGTGATGTTTGCGGGTTGCGAGATAACGGACTATTGTACATATGACAGAGCATATATCAATTCCGAGATTGGAAGCGAAGAAAAGTATTCTATAAATGCGCCGAAATGGCGGCAGTTTATCGCCGAGGACAAGCGTGCGCCGATAGTTGTCGCGTATGCGCTGGCAGGAGACGATAATCGCAACGGCTACTACAACAACGGGTGGTATGCGTCAAACAATGACAAACGGGCACCGCAGCACAAGGAAAACCAAAGCCTTGACAGAATTTATGAGTTCCTTTGCGAGTTGGGCTATGAGATGTCTGAGACGGAGCTTCAGCTTCAGAGCGGCGAGCATGAACTGCTGAAAGGAGAATGAGTATGGATTGCAGTAAAACAATAAATTTCCTTATGGCGCAAAAAAGACTTTGCAGCTCTCAAGGCTATTGTCAACAGCGTAATAAAAACGATAACTGCCCGCTGTACGCTTTTTGCAATCGTAGTCCCAACAACTATTCCGTCGCGAAAGTCAAAGAAGCGATTGAAGCCATGCAGAAATGGATCGACGAACACCCGGGAAAAACCTACGCGCAGGACTTTTTTAAAAAGTTTCCGGAAGCCAAGCCGGACGCATACGGTGTGCCGAGGATGTGCCGCGCAAATTGCTACGGCGGAAGCTGTCGTCAGCCCTCGCCGATTGATTCAAATCAAGAAAAGTGTAAATGCTGTTGGGACGAACCTATGGAGGTCATAGACGATGAATAAAAAGAAAGCCAGAATCATGATGTATACGCATTTCAACTGCGACCACCGTCGTGGGAATTACTGCTGTTTCCAGTGTCAGAAAATCGGCACTTGTAAAAATCCTTGTTATAACAGCCCGCTTAAATGCGGACTGGCAAAGGAGGTTGAACATTATGAAGAATCTGACGCTTGAACAGCTGATCCGGGCGACCGAACTCTGCGGAGCGGGCGCACCCGGATCTTGTCCGGAATGTCCCTGCTTTGACCCGAGCGGAGATTTTGAGTGCATTGAATACCTTATGTCGCAGGCTGCGGCTGCGCTTAAAGAGTACTCCTGCAACGGCGGAGGGGAGTTATGACAAAGTCAATTTTGCTGAGTGTCAGACCGCGATATTGCGAACTGATAGCAAGCGGAAAGAAAAAAGTCGAA